GTTGCCTTCGCTTGTTGACGTGTGCTCGTTCACGTGTGGCATGAACTGGTTCGAGGGGCGGGCGCTCGAGAGCGGCGAGATGGGGACGCTTGAGCAGGGGGCTTGATTACGTGAGGTATCAGCGTGACACGGTCTTGTCTGCCCCGATCGCGCGGGTGCTGCGGCGGGCTCTCGATGAGACCGGGGAGCCGTTGACGGTGTTCGCGGCGCGCTCGGGGGTGCCGGAGAGGCGCTTGCGCGGGATCTTGAGCGGCGAGCAGTCCACCGTGTCGGTCTCGGTGGCTGACAGGATCGTGACTGAGATCAACCCGGCCTTGTGGCACACGGAGTTGGCTGGTGTTCTTCCTCCTCCCGTCCCGGAGGATGAGGTGGTCAGGCTCTACCTTGGCGGCAAGTCCATCGACGCGATCGCGCAGGAGCTCTACGAGCTTCTGGGATACAGGACCCCGAGCACGGCCGGGAGGGCGGTGCGTCGCATTCTGATCGCGAACGGCGTGCCGCGCCGGGGTCATACCGGTCGGCGTGACACGGAAGCGTATGAGGAGGCTGCTTAAGTGGAGTGGACAACAGGCCGCCCGTCGCGGAGGAATACTGAGTGACCTGGGACGACGCCACCCGCGTGCGGCTCCTACTGGAGAGCATGTACGACTGGATGCCGAGCCCGCCCGTCTCCCGCGTTTACAGCGGGGCGCTGCCCGGCCCCCAGCCGTCCCGTTGGGTGCGGTGCGACCTGTGCGACGGGGTGGGCCGCCTCCGCAACCGCCGGCCGTGCCACGTGTGCAAGTCCCTGGGCGAGCCCGCCCGGGGGCACGGGTGCTCGATGTGCGCCGCATGCGACGGGCGCGGCGAGCGCCGGCGGCGCAAGGGGGAGGCCGAGCACGACGCCTACACGGGGCTCACGATCGAGGATGCGATCAAAGCCCGGGAGGCGGACGAGCTTAAACGCGTGCGCAAACGGCCCTCATTCGCCCTCAGTGACGACGAGAGCCCGATGCGCGACGAGGAACCCATGTGGCGCGCCCGCGAGCTCTACGAGCGCCAGGGATCGTACGCCGATCTCAGGCGGGCGCTCGACTCTCTGCGCGCCGTCGCCCCCGGCAGGTACGAGAGGCTGCTCCGCTGGTTGGCGTGGCGGCAATCAAGCCTACTTGTGGCCAAGGACGGCCGGCCGCTCACGCGGGACGGCATGCCCGTCATGCGCTGCGAATGGTGGCAGTGGTCGGAGCGGGCCGAGCGGGACGTGCAGGACACGATCCGGGCTATCGCGGCCGTACTGCCTAAGCCGATCCGGCTGCCGAACGCTGTGGCGGCGGCGGCCCGGGTGGCGATGAAGAGCGCGGCATGAAAGCCCTCGGCCGCGAGCCTTTCTGCTATGATGGCTCTTGGCCCGGATCGTGGGCCTCTTGACCCGGCCGGTGGGGCCGCCCTCGCTGGCGACCCCCCACCTACAGCGGGTAGACCACAGCGGGTAGAGCCAGGTGGCTCGGCCGGCCTCATAAGCCGGTGCCGGGAGGTTCGAGTCCTCGCCCGCTACTGGCCCCCTCGAGCATGATGTACACGGAACGGCGAGTAAGCCGTCCCAGCCGTGCGATCTCCGTCACCGAGAGCCCCTGCTCGTGGGCCGCGCGCACCCAGTCGGCCAGGTCCAGCGCCGCCTCCGCGGCGAGCATGCGGGCAAGCGCCCGTCGTGCCCCCGCCTCCCGCAAGCCCTCCCGGCACGACTCCGGGCTCACCTGCTTGGGCACCGGGGACGAGCCAACCTCGAGGATCGACACGTCCCGCGTCTCGAGGGCTAACTCGTACGGATCGTAGTAGCTCACAGCACCATCTCCTCGTCTCGGGGCGCGCACCGGAGCACGCGCAGCTCGCCCACTAGCTCGTACTCCCATCCCTCGTGCGTCTCGATGAGCGTTACCCCATCCCGGTAACGAACAGATCGCACCCGCTGGCCCGTCAGGCTGAACGCGCCAGCGGGTGACTGGGATTCACCGCGCGCACCGGGCTCCCCTTTCTCCGACACGGCTCCTCCTTTTCAGAGTGCGTAGGGGCAGTTTTCTTCGAGCCACTCTCTGTCCGCCGCCGAGAGGCGGACATCAATCTTTGGCCACCGCAGCCCCTCGAGGGCTGCGGTGGCTGCCTCTGGCGTGATCTCCATCTCTGATTCCTCCTTCGTCGAGACGTCCCGCCCTAGCGTATACCACTACCCGTCCGGAATCAAGCGATATTGGGCCGGCCACGAGAAGAAAAGTTTGCAAATAGCGAGCTTTTCTGCTATGCTCGGGGTACCCCCGCCTGGGCGGGGAGACGTCCCAGGGGCGGAGCCTGCTCTGGAGACGGGCTGTATACAGCGATGAGCGAGCGGGAGGACGATGCTTGAGTAGCACGCTAGGGGGCACGCGCGCTCACGAGCCCGCCGAGAAGGCGGGTTTTTTGTTGCCCAGAAACGAGCATCGGGAGACACCAACCACGGTCCACGGCCGCCTCCTCGAAGCCGTGCATATCAGCGGCTACACGTTCGAGCGCGCCTGTGCGGAGCTCGAGTGGTTGCTCGAGGATGATCGTTGGAGGCGTGCCGGCGACGGGTTCGACGACATTAACGCCTTTCTCGCAACGATCGATCTCTCCGAGTTCAGGCTCCCTGTCGAGCAGCGCAAGAGCCTCGCCCGGAAGCTTGCCGAGCTCCGGGCGTCACAGCGTGCCACGGCCCGGGCGCTGGGGTTCGCCGAAGTAACTATTCGGCGCGATCTTGGGGCCGGGGGTGCGTCAAATGACGCACCCGTGGCACAAGAGGCCTCTATTCAAGCCGATCTTGGGGCCGGGGGTGCGTCAAATGACGCACCCGTGGCACAAGAGGCCTCTATTCAAGCCGATCTTGAGACCAGTGCGGCTGCCGCACCCGAGCCTGAGGGGCCACGGGCTAAGGGCGCCCACGTCGCGCACAACTCGGGTGACAACGAGTGGTACACGCCGCCCGAGTACATCGCCGCGGCCGTTGCGACGATGGGGGCGATCGATCTCGATCCCGCCTCGACGGCCGCGGCCAACGCGGTTGTAAACGCTCGCCTGTTCTTCGCCGAGGGCGACAATTCGCTTGAGCGCGACTGGCACGGGCGCGTGTGGATGAACCCGCCCTACGCGCAACCACTCATCGCCCAGTTCGCGGCGAAGCTCGTGGACGAGTACCGCGCTGGGCGCGTCACGCAGGCGTGCGTGCTCGTAAACAACGCCACCGAGACGGAGTGGTTCCAGACACTCGGGCGCGCCGCATCGGCTATCTGCTTCCCCAGGGGGCGCGTGCGCTTCTGGCATCCCTCGAAGGTGTCAGCACCCTTGCAGGGCCAGGCCGTCCTTTACATCGGCCCCCATGACGAGGGCTTTCTGGCGTCCTTCGGCCCGTTCGGGCTGGTAGTCCGCCGCACCTGATGGCAGAGCTTCGCAACCCACGGGCGGCCAGATGGGACTTCGACCGTGGTTTACGCCTCCACGTGGGTCGCCACCCGTTCCCCCGCGGCATCACCCACGCAGATCAAGATAGCGAAACCGAAATCAACGGCCGCTTCCTCTGCGTGGAGGGCAAACGGACAGGCGAGCGCCTCGAGCGCGGGCAGAAGTACACGATGGAAGCCCGGGTGCGAGACGGCCGCACCTGCCTGATCGTCTACGGTAACCCGGAGACGCTCACCATCACCCACCTGCAGCACTACCCGGGGCCAGTGGTAGCCGCAGACTGGCAGATGTTCTACGAGTTCGAGCGGGCATGGGCCGCCTGGGCGGAGCAGCAGCCCAAGCCAGAAGACAGGACGAGCGCGTTCCGCGCCCCCTGGGCCCCGGGGGAACCAAGGCGGGAGGCCGCGTAATCCGGGCCGTCGCGGCCGTACGGCCTAGATGCGAGCTCGGCTGCGCTTTTACGGGCCCCGGCTTCTACGGAAGGCCGGGGCTTTCTTTTTCCGCCCTGCGCTCGGCCAGGCTGCTGCTGGCCAGGCGCGTCCGTTCCGGACGGACACGCCTCCGGCAGTGGTCGCAGGAGCCGGGAAACTCCGCGACCACTGCCGGTAGGGGGCGAGCGTTTACAATCCGGCCGGGGTCACTCTGCGTCCTCGAACCTGTGTGGAAGCCGCTCCGCTAGCCAGCGATGCTCGCCGAGCCTCTGCACGCGCACAATGAGACGTGGCGTGTTGATCTCGTCCGCGATCAGCCGCAAGGTGCGCTGCCAGTCGCCGCGCGCCTTGCGGGGAAGCTTGCCGTTGATCGGCTTGGTTGTTCCCCGCGTGTGGCCATCCTCTAGCCAGCCCGCGCGGCGGTTGATTGCCTGCTCGACTAGCCAGCCGGGGTCGGTTGTGTAAGAGACGGGCAGCCCGGCGGCGCGCATAGCCTGGCACCGGCGCAGGTGCTCAATTGTGGCGCGCGTGCGAGTCATCAGGAGTCCTCCTGCCATGAGGGTTTCCTTGCGCGTCCATGTCTCCTCCTTCGTTAACGAGCTGCTGACAAGAACATGACTATCACTGCTTAAACGGGAAGTCAAGGGCCACCTAGTGCGAAAAGTACGCAAATAGCGAGGTTTTCAATGGGAATCGCAAGCGTAAACACCCCGCCGGCGCGGCAACCGACCGTCCTCGCCCCCATCTACGGGAACGACCTCGAGGCGTGGTGCTGTCCGTCCTGCTCGGCCATGCGGGCGGTGGGTCTAAACAGCATGGAGCCGGGTGCGCGTCGGGGAACTTGCGCATGAACTCCGCCCAAAGAATGAGGGCCGCCGAAGCGACCCCCATTCTCTCGCTGACACCCCGGTGAAGGGGAGTTGTCAGCAGCCCGTCACGGGGCGGGCGAGATCTAATCCACGATCTCCCAGGTGCTCAAGTCCACGATCTCGACGCCGTAGTGGTAGTCGCCGGCGACCGACTCGGCGAACGCGCGCGCCTCGTCGAGATCGTCGAACTCTCGCATCGCCCCACCGAGATCGCCCCGCGTATCGATGTAGACATTCGCCTCGCTGGCGACGACTACCGCGTACGGCCCTTTGTCGGCGCTCGTCATCATCGTTCTCTCCCTTCGTAGGAGGCTGCTGACAGGCGTGACACTACACGACCGCCCGGCACGTGTCAAGCAGGAAAAGTCCGCAAATAGCGAACTTTTCCCTGCGCGTACATGGGGGAACATGCCAGACAAGCCAGACACGCCAGACAAGCCAGACAAGCCCAAGCCGAAGATCCACCCGAACAGCCTCGCCAACCTCAGGCCAGCACGCACCACCGAGGAGGCACGCGAGCTAGGACGTCGCAGCGGCCAAGCAAGACGAGAGAGGCGCAAGAAGGCCGAGGAGCTAGCCCTGCGCGATCTCGTCCCGCTCTCTCTCAAGGCGCACGAGAAGGCACTACGCGCCTACCTGGCCGGGCAAGGGGACGCGCACCCCGCGCTGCGCGCGGCCGACTCCGTGCTCGATCGCGAGTGGGGCAAGCCCACGCAGAGGATCGAGCAGGCCCAGGCGTACGAGCCGGCCACCGAGGAGGCTCTGCGCGCGCGCTATGAGCGCATGCGCGCGGAGCTCGAGCGTGTCCTGAGCGGGCAGGACGGGATTTCGACGGATATCACGGGCCCGGATTCCCGCGACTAGCAGGGATTTCCTGCTAGCGGGCCACGCTTGCGCCGGCCCGCCCGACTTTGTGACACGCCTGCGTGCGTGCACAGGCGCGCACGGGCGCGCTTGCGTGCACAGGCGCGCACGGGCGCGCTTGCGTGCACAGGCGCGCACAGGCGTGTACGGGGGCGGGGTGCATGCCCCCGCCCCGGGACACCAGCCGGCTAGCGGGCGTGTACACGCGTGCACCTCTCCCCTTCGCGCGTGTAACCCTCCCCCGCGCGTGTAAATGAGCGCGCGGGTCCCAGTCTATCCCCCTTTGTCAGACAACTGTGATAGCTTGGGGGTAATCCCCCCGGCTGCTTCGGTGGTCGGGGCCGAAGCCGCCCGGAGGCGGCTTCGGCGTAAAGGGAGGTCCCAGCTGTTCTCCATCCATTCACGACCCGGGTCCCCTTGGGGGGTGCACCGGGTACGGATCGGCTAGTTCCTACTTGATTGGAGTGTTCGAGTGGCTAAGAAGATTTCCGCTCGCAAGTCCAAGCTTCCCCCGTTGAGCAAGTTGAAGTCCCGCTCGTCTGGTTCTTCTTCGCGCCAGTTCCAGGTGTTGAAGAACACGCTGGGTCCCAATAGGGCTCGCCTTCGCGCCCAGGCTGTGTCTAAGGCCCGCGGGCTTGTGAGGGAGATGAACTTGCAGTCTGTTGGGCGTCCCAAGCGGCGCGGGAAGGGTCGCGCTAGGTGACTCATCTGGGTTGCGCGATCGTGTACTGGCTTGGGATGCCGGTGGGCGGCGTGTACGCGTGGGCTCGGGATCGGGAGTCGTGCCGGGTGGCCGCGGAGGTGAGCTTGCTCGCTTTTGGGTACCCGGAGTCCGAGTGTGTCGATGAGGTCGTGTTCGAGGAGCGTGACTAGCTCGGCGTGTGGGATGGGGGCTAGGTGGCGATGCCGTGGAGTGTTCGTAGGGGATCGGGCAAGCGCCCGTGGAAGATCGTTGACAGGGACGGCCGGGTAGTCGGCTCCTCGACGTCGAGGGCGAAGGCCTTGGCGTCGGTGCGAGCCCGGTACGCGGCGAAGGGAAGGAAGGAAAACTAGGTAGGTGGCGGATCTTTTGACGACTCTCAGGCAGACGGTTAGCACGCCGCGCGCGGCCAATCCGAACGCGCCGAACCCGTACGTGCCTAGCCCGAGCCCTGTGTATCAGGCATTGCAGACTTTGCGTGCTGCTGGCGCGCTTCCTCATGGGCATGTCGTGCCTAGTTTCCTGCATCGTTTTCTGGCTAGCCGCCCACCTGAGCAGCGGCAGTCTCTGCTCGACGCGCTTAGGACGATTCAAAACGCGATGAACCTGTCGCTGAGGACGCGTGCGTACGCTTCTAGCCTCCCCTCTGCGCTTGCCTCGCAGGCTGCGGCCCAGGCGGTGTCCCAGCCGGCGGCCCCGACCGGGATTCCGTCAGTGATAAGCCATGGCGGGCAGCTGTGGCAGGTTGTCCCAGCCGGAACCCCGGGCTCTGTGCTGATGTCGTGGGGCCCCGGTCAGCAGCTGTTCGGCGGCAACACCCCGCCGATTCTCTCGGTCGTCCCGGCGTAGTTGGCAACAGCGGCTCTCCCCACCTGGGAGGAGCTTCAGAAGCTCCCCCCGGAGGAGCAGGAGCGTTTTCTCCTCGAGCTCGAGGAGCTCAAGCGTCTAGAGGAGCGGGTTCGGGCCGGCAGGCACCCGGCGCACCTGCTCGAGCACATGGAGTGCTGGGATCAGCGCCGCGTGGCCGATTCGGGCTCGGGCGCGTTCCGGTTCAACATGAACCCCCCTGCTGGGACGTGGGACTGGCGCAAGCCCGATCAGCGGTTCGAGCCCTGGTCGTGGCAGCGGCAGCTGATCGACACGCTGTTCGAATCCCAGCGCATGATCGTGCTCAAGGCGCGCCAGCTTGGCGTCACCTGGCTCGGCTGCGGCTACGGCGTGTGGGTGAGCCTGTACCGGCCGGGCTCGTTGAGCCTGTTCTACCGTCAGAAGGAGGCGGACGCGAAGGAGCTTGTGGAGCGCGCCGCCGTGCAGGTTCGCTCCCTTCCCCCGCATCTTCTGAACGGGGCGGAGGTGAGGGTCTCCAAGCAGGGGATCGAGTTCCTGTTCCCTGACGGGAAGAAGTCCCAGATTCTCGCTCAGTCGTCAGCTGACGCCTCCGGTATGGGTAAGACGGCGGCGTTCGTTCTTCTGGACGAGTTCGCCTGGGTCGAGAACCCCCCGGCGATCATGAAGTCGGTCTCCTCCGCCGCCGGCCAGGAGGGCAAGATCTTCATCGTCTCCACCGCGAACGGCGTCTACAACGAGCTCACCGGGGCCGGCAACTACTTTCACTACTTGTGGTCGAAGGCCGACGAGATCGGCCTGGCAACGCTTTTCCTCCCGTACTGGTTCCACCCGGACCGGGACGAGGAGTGGGAGAAGAGCCCGGAGATCCTGAACCTCCGGGAGTGGGAGCGGAAGGAGCAGTACCCGTCCACCCCGGAGGAGGCGTTCGAGATCACGGACGCCTGCTGGTTCGACAAGAGCGCGCTCTACTGGTACGCGCAGCGCATCCCAGAGCCGCTCTACCGGGGCCGGTTCGAGCTCCGCAAGACCGGCCTGGCCCGGCTTGTCAAGGACCCGAAGGGCTGGATCACCGTGTTTCGCGAGCCCGAGGCTGACCACCAGTACGCGATCGGCGCGGACGTGGCCACCGGGCACGGCCTTGACTTCTCCGCCGCGTACGTCATCGACTTGCAGGACATGGCGTTCTGCGCGGAGTTCCACGGGAAGCTCGACACGGACGAGTTCGCGGAGCAGCTGCACTACCTCGGCCGCTGGTACAACACGGCGCTGATCGCCGTGGAGGACGCGGGCGGGTTCGGGAACGCGACCATCATCGCCCTCCGCGACGGCCGCGAGGGCAGGCCCGCCTACCCGCGCCTGTACCGGCACCGGCAGTTCGTCCGCCCCGACCAGCTCGAGCACAAGCAGTTCGGGTTCCCGATGAACAAGGCGACCCGGGCCCCGGTGCTCGAGTACCTGGAAGAGGCGTTGCGCGAGCACGCGCTCGCCTGGCTGACCCCCAAGCTTCACTCGGAGATGGGGACGTTCGTGCGGTTCGACCCGAGGACGGGTAAGAGCCCCACGGGCACGTGGCCGCGGGCGATGGAGGGCTGCAACGACGACCTCGTAATGGCGGCGGCTATCGCGTGCGAGATGTACCGCCAGCGGGGCGAGCACCCGCGGAAGCCGAAGCCAAAGACGCGCCCGTACAGGCGCGATTACGTCTGGAGCTAGAGACTTGCCTACTATCGTTGACCCAAACACGGGACAGGTCATCCAGCTTCCCTATGGGGACGAGGGCATGGGCCCGCCGCCCATGGGGGGCTCTCCCCCGCCCGAGGGCGGGGACATGGGTGGGCTCCTGTCCGGCCTCATGGGTGCCATGGGGGGCGCTCCGATGGGCCCCGGCGGGCCCGGGGCCCCCGAGGCACCGCAGTTCCAGAGCCCCGCGGACGCGATCCGGGACATCTTCGAGTACGTGCGCAACCACCCGTACTTGCAGATGGAGACGGATGACGCTGACCTGGCGCAGATCAACAAGATCATCTCGTCGCTGAGCGACCTTCTGGCGAAGAACCAGAAGCAGGCCGAGGCTGCGCTCGGCATCGGGCCGGCGCAGAAGTTCATGCTCAAGAACGCCCCGCAGTCGCCACTTGGCTAAGAAGGAACGCGACCCAGCCGTCGAGCTCGTCCTCAGGCACCTCTACGACGAGAAGCCCCACCACGAGCAGTGGGTTTCCACGATCGAGGATCGGTACCGCACCTACCTCGGCGTCGTAGAGCGCAAGGAGGAAGCCTCCGACGTTCTCCAGTGGACCTCCAAGCTGACCCCGCCCTACGCGATGCAGATCGTGGAGGGCGTCGTCGCGAGCCTCCTCGACGACCGGATGAGCTTCAAGCTCAAGCCGTGGCCCCTTCTCACGAACTCCCAGGACATCGACCGGCTCATGGAGGGGGCCCGCGCGGCCGAGCTACTCCTCCAGGCGCAGCTTGACCAGGCGCGGTTCCATGCGAAGTGCGCGCGGCCGTGGATGATGCAGGCGGTCATCACCGGGCTCACCTGCACGAAGCAGTACTGGAAGGTCGAGAAGCGCAAGACGAAGCGCAAGCGGCTCGAGGTGTATACGGACATCTGGGGGGAGCAGATCGGCGAGGACTACATTCCCGAGGAGATCGAGGCCACCATGTTCGAGGGGCCGTGCATCGAAGTCGTCGACGTTCGCTCGCTCATCTTCGAGGAGTCGGCGACCTGCCCGGAGGACACCTGGATCATCCAGCAGTCCTTCGTCACCATCGATCAGCTCAGGGAGCTCGAGAAGCTCGGCTACTACAAGAACATCGACCAGATCCCCATGGATCGGGACGAGTACGAGCGGAACATCATCACGGATGACTTCCGCCACCTCGAAGAGGAGCTCTGGAACGAGAACAAGACCCGGGGCCGGGTCGAGCTTCTCGAGTTCTGGTCGCGCGACGGGTCGGAGAAGATCACGGTCGCGAACCGGCGGGTCCACATCGACCCGCACGACCGCAAGAACCCGTTCTGGCACGGGCGCAAGCCCTACGCGTTCTCCTCTACGAGCACGTACCCGTTCCGCATCCCTGGCATCTCGCTGACGCAGAAGGTCGCGCAGCTGCAGGAGTACCTCTGGTCGATCATGAACCAGCGGCTCGACAACCTGCGGCTGATCAACAACGCGATCTTCATGATCCGCGACGACGCCCAGGACTTCGAGGCGTTCGAGTTCTTCCCCGGCGCACAGTGGCCCGTGAGCGACGCCACCCAGGTCGTGCCGTGGACGCCGAACGGCGACGTTGCCCGCTACTCCCTGGAGGCGGAGGCGCTGATCAAGGCCGACCTCCAGAACCTCGTCTCCGGCGGCGTGCCCCCGTCGGGGCCGAACACGCAGATCGACGCGGAGACCGCGACGGCGGCGGCGATCATCACCACGATCGCCCAGCGGCTCATCGCCCACCAGAAGCAGAACGTCCTCTACGGGGCCGAGGAGATGGGCACGCAGATGCTCGGCCTCGACCAGCAGTTCCTCGACGCCCCCAAGCTCATCCCCCGCATCGGCCAGGACGGCGCGATCCAGTTCGAGAGCGTGTTCCCCGATGACATTCAGATGGATTACGTCGTGAACATCGAGCCGGTCATGGAGAGCCTCGTCCGCCAGGAGAAGCGGGCGGAGGCGATCCAGCTCGTCACCGCGGTCAGCAACATGCTCCCGAACCTCGTCAGCGTCGGCGTGTACCCGAACATGCGCGAGCTCGTCGCAGACCTGTTCCGCGCGTTCGACAAGGACTCGATCGACAGGTACTTCTCCACCCAGCCGCCACCCGCGATGGCCCAGATGATGGCCGGCGCAGGCGGAGGCGGCGGAGGAGGGGAGATCCCCGGTGCCTCCGTGAACGGCGTGATCGCGTCCGGGAACGGGGTGACGAGCGAGCTTGCCACGTCCCCCATGTCCCCGTCGTCCCCGATCAGCGGCAGCGGCGAGCAGTTCCTCCAGCGCGCCCTCGCTCTGACCGGTGGCGCGAACAACGTTGGCTAGACGCGAGCGGATCTACTCAGACCTCGACCCGAACGTCATAGCCCAGATCGCCTCGCTGTCCCGTGACACGAGGTGGGAGCTACTCAAGGAGGTTTACGAGCGACGCCGCCGAGAGCTCTCCGAGTACCTCGGCAGGCAGCAGCTCGTCTTTTCGGCCCAACCCGTGAACCAACGGAGGGTCGATTACACGGCCGGTTTCTGGGCCGGCGTGCAGGCGATCCTACACGCCCCCGACTCGGCCGAGAAGGCGCTCGAGAGGGCGTTAAGCGACCAGGAAAGGATCAACCGTCTTGTCTCAGATTGAGAACGAGCTCCCGGAGTTCCCCGACGAGGGAGCACCCGGGGCAGAGGACGCGCAGCCCACGGATGCTGAGGCTACCCAGGAGGCTGCGTCGGAGGAGCAGCAGAACTTCCTGCTCCACTACCGCACGGCGGAGGAAGCCGAGAGAGCGATTCGGGAGAAGGACTCCTACATCGGCAAGCTCCAGAGCGAGCTGAACGCGGTTAAGCAGGCCGTCGAAGAGATTCGCGGCCTGCAGCAGTACTCCGCGTACGATGAGGACACTCTCGAAGACCTCATCGAGGAAGACCCTGCGCGCGCTGCGGAAGAGGCCCTCCGCAGGGGGGATCCGCTTCGGCTCGACCGCGCCCTCGAGGCGTGGTACGACGTTGACCCCCGGAGGGCTTCGCAATTCGAGCGGCGGCTCGAGATGCAGCAGCTTGTCCAGCAGTACTACGCCCCTGTCCAGCAGGAGCTCGGACAGCAGCAGCTCGTAGCCGCATTTCAGGCGGTGCGTTCCGCGCACCCCGACTTCGACCAGCTGGAGCCCCTGATGGCGAAAGCGGCCGAGGTCGCCCCGCACGTTCTCCAGCCACTCACCGCGGGCGGCGTGGAGGCCAAGAAGCAGGTCATCGAGACCCTGTACTACATGGCGCGGGGAATGCGGGAACAGGGAGCTCCTGCCCAGGCCCAGGCGCAGCAGCCGGCACCCACGGAGCAGCAGCCACCCCAGGTTCCTTACGTGACGCAGCAGACCAACGTGCCGCCGCTCCAGACCGCCGATAGACACCCGGCGGACCTTGCGCACGACCGGGTTCTCGAGAATCTCGCCCGGCGTGCACAGCTCTGGGAAAACAAGAACAAGTAAACCCCGCCCCGGCGAGGGGCCGGGTTTTGGGAGTTAGCAACAAGTGACAACCGTTCTTACGGGCGTCCAGACTTCGAATGCGAACACCGCCGTCCAGGTTCGGGACGTCGACGACAAGGTCTTCGAGCTCCAGCCGGACGAGGCTCAGTTCCGCATTCTGCTTGGACGCCTCGGTTCAAAGGACGCTGTGGCCCGCAAGGTCGAGTGGGTCGAGGACGAGCTCATGCCCCGCGTTTCGACGCTGGCGACTTCGGCTACGTCCGCAGACACCGCTCTTACCGTCTCGACGGGCGAGGGCAACACGGTGTTCCGCGTCAACGACGTTGTGCGGAACACGCTGACCCTCGAGGCGTACCTCGTCACCTCCGTCTCCGCGAACTCCATCGGAGTCGTGCGCGGCTGGGGCGACAAGGCGGCCGCCTCCTCGGACAGCGGGGCTCAGCTCATGATCGTGGCCAACGTCTCGGCCGAGTACGCCGGCTCCGGCACCGCCCGGGTGGTGGAGAAGGTCGTTCAGTTCAACTATCTCACCGACGAGCGGCACCAGTTCGCCTTCTCGGACGTTGAGACGGCCATCGAAATGTACTCCGGTCGCGAGCCGGAGACGGAGCAGCAGAAGAAGCTCGTCGAGCACACCCGTGCTATCGAGTCGGGCCTCTTCTTCGGCGCTCGGGATCTCGACACGAACGCCTCGCCTGGGCCTCGCGGCTCGGCTGGTGGCCTCCTCGAGTTCATCACCACGAACGTCGAGAACGCTCAGGGCGCTCTCACGCCCGCAGAGTTCGACACGTTCCTCGAGGGCCCGTTCGGCGTCGGGTCGATGAACAAGGTTTTGTTCGTCGCTCCGAGGGTCGCAACTGTCCTCTCGCAGATGTACCGGGACAAGTGGCAGCCGACCGAGCCGGGCAACAACCGGCTGTTCGGCGCGCACGTGAATGCCTTCCTGCACTCGACCTACGGGACCTCCATCCCCGTGATCGTGAAGCGGGAGTGGCAGGATCTCAGCAAGACGGGCACGGGCTTCGGAACCTACGCGTTCCTGGTCGACCTCGACTACGTGAAGTTCCGCCCGCTCCGCGGTTTCAACACGAAGCTGCGGATGAACATCGAGCCGCCGGACGTGACCGGCGTCGTCCACGAGTACCGCACCGTGTACTCGTTCGAGCTGGCGCAGGAGAAGGCCCACGGCATCATGAAGGGCATCACGTCCTACTCGGCTACGTAGCGGCAAGAGAGAGGGGGCCCTCGGGCCCCCTCTCCCCTTTCGAGGAGGTTTCTTTGCGTTTCATCTCCAAGTACCCGGGGTTCAAGGTCACCGCCATCCCCGGCGAGGACGACCTGTTTACAGGCCGCCCCAAGCGGCTCCCCATCATCGCCAAGTTCAAGCCCGGGTTCCTGTACGCCTGGGAGGTTGACGCGGCCAGGCGGCACTTCAAGTTCAACGGTCTCACCCAGATCGGCGAGCCGGGGGCCGCCGGGGACATCATCGATCCGAGCATTCGCGTCTCCTACTACGACACGCTCGAGGCGCAGCGGGAGGAGGGCTGGTCGGACGAGTTCCGCGAGCAGGTCGAGCAGGGGCTCCTCTCCAACCCGTTCCACGGATCCGAGTTCCTCATGGTCGAGCAGCCCGAGCTTCCGGCCCCGTGGCCGAAGTACGACGAGCTCGTTGCGCACGGCCGGCGCACCTCGGAGATGGTCGCGGAGAAGATCGCGGAGACCGTGCGCGACCTCGGCCTCGACCCGGAGGAGGTCATCGCGTACGAGCGCGCGAACCGCAACCGGGAGGAGGTCGTCAACGCGATCCTCGGCGTCCAGGAGGAGCAGTCCGAGGGCGAGGTGGAGGTTCGCGCCTGACGCTCCCGCTCGCCCTGCAGAAATGCAAGGCGACGTTCTGGGTTCAGCTAACCGAAGGGGTCAACTACGTAAGGGCCGAGCTCCCGGCCCGCTACCTTCCCGGGCAGGTTCTCCGCCTCGACACCACTGATATCGGGGCGGGCCCGGACGGGGAGATCGTGTTCCCCCGCCAGAAGGGCGCGGCGGTGTGGATGTTCGCTGCTAGCGCCGCCCGCGGGGTGTTCATGGCTGGGATGCAGGAGCAGGGCATCCCGGTGTTCATGGAGGCGGACGACAACTACTTCGTCGGCCCGCCCGTGAACCTCGGCACCTGGGGCACCCGCTACGACCCCAGGCTCTTCGGAGGGAACCACACCTACGAGGGGTTCCGCAGGTTCCTCGAGTGGGTGGACGGAGTGATCGTCTCCACCCCCTTCCTGGCCGACCTGTTCGGCCGCCACAACGAGAACGTCCACGTCTGCCCAAACTCGGTCGACCCCGGCGACTGGCCGGACGACCCGCCGCACCAGCCCGATGGGGTTCTCCGCATCGGCTGGGCAGCCTCGGACTCGCACGCCTTCGACGCGGCGCTGATCCGCAGGGCGCTCGATTGGGCCTCGCGGCAGCCGGACACCCGGGTTGTGATCATGGGCATCAAGCCCGAGCTCACCGGCTTCCGTTTCGACTACGAGTACGTCCCGTGGACCGACTCGCTGGCCGAGTACCGGCGGACCCTCTCGAAGATCGACCTCATGCTCTGCCCGCTTCGCCCGGGGTTCTGGGCGGACGGCAAGAGCGACCTCAAAGCCCTGGAGGCCGCGATGGCATACGCGGCCCCGGTGGTGTCCCACGTGGAGGCGTACCGGCCCTGGTGGGACAGGACGTACACCTGCAAGACCGAGAAGGACTTTCTCAAGATCGTCAAGCACCTCGTCCGCAACCGTGACGAGGTTCTCGACCTTGCGAGCTCCGCTCGCGAGTACGTGCTTGACGAGCGGGACATTCGCAAGACCGTCTCCAAGTGGAGGAGAGCGATCGGTGTCTAGCAAGCCTCTTCGGCCGACGATCGTCTACGCGGGCGGAACGTTCGACCTCTTCCACGCCGGACACGTCGAGTTCCTGCGCAGGGCCTCCCTCATCGGCCCCGTTGTCGTCGGGTTGAACTCCGACGAGTTCGCCGCCCGCTACAAGCGCAAGCCAATCATGAGCTACGAGGAGCGCAGAATCGTTCTCGCATCCTGCAAGCACGTATCCCGGGTGATACGGAACATTGGCGACGAGGACTCCCGGCCGGCGATCCTCTCCTCCGGCGCGACGGTGATCGTGCACGGAGACGACTGGACGGGGGAGAGCCTGACGCGCCAGCTCGGTGTGAGCGACCAGTGGCTCGACGACCACGGAATCGAGCTCCGCTACCTCCCCTACTCGCCGCTCTGCACTACCACCGAGGTGATCGAACGATGCCGACGTTCACCGCGATAGTCACTTCGCACTCGTTCGAGCGCGGGCTCAGGCACATGCTCGGAAACCTCCGCTACCAGACGAGGCCGCCGGACGAGACGCTCGTCTACGTCTCCGGCGCGTGCGACCTCGAGCGGATTCGCGAGGAGTTCCCGGAGGCGAAGATCGTCGCCGTCGAAGACGAGCAGGATTGGGGGCACGCCAAGCGCGAGCTGGGCATCAAGGATGCCTCCTGTGAGTATCTCGGGTTCTTCAACGACGACGACCGATATCACCCGTCGTACGTGGAGAAGATGCTCGCCCACGCGCCCGCGGGGGCGGTCTACTGCGACTGGAACATCGATGGGTGCGAGTTCCGGCTCGGGTCGAGCACATCCGGAAACTTCATCGTGCTCTCCCGGATCGCGAAGGAAATCGGGTACCCGTGGCGCGACTACTGCGCCGACGGGTACTTCATCAACGAGATTGCTGCTCGCACCACGCCGGTAAAGGTCACGGAGACCCTGTACGAGTGGAACGCGCTCAGCAGGGAGGAATGAATGCGCCTCTACTATGAGGACGACCCCGATAGGGTCGTCATCATCGGCGGCAGGCCACTTCGCGAAGTCAAGATCGAGCTTCCGCAGGGGCTGATCGACAGGCTCGCCAACGGGTACGCGTGCCTGCGCTGCCTGGAGCCGCTCAGCACCGCCTACCCGGACGTGTGCCCGAACGAATGGTGCGGCTACGAGATCAAGAAGAACCAGCCGGACGACTTCCGCGCCTGCCTGGAAGAGATCGGGCTGTACGAGCCGCCGGACGACTATGACTACGACTACCGCAAGCGCGCAGCGCGAGCGGGGATCATCGTGCCTAGATCGATTGCCACGTCGTAACGTCGGAGTGGACAAGAAGACGGGGCGCAGGTACGCGCGGTTCTACACCCGCAGGGCGCGCAAGCGCAACGGCAGGGAAAGGGAGCGTAGACGTCATGGCGACGCTCGCTGACTTCCACACGGCCGCCGCGGCCGAGCTGGGGCTTGACACGAACAGCTCCCTCTCCGGGGACGACGCGGCGCGCGTCACCCAGCTTGCCAACAGGGCGGTTCTCGACATCCTGATCAAGACCAAGTGCCGTGTGCGGGAAATGAGCCTGAACCTGACGGCGGGCAAGGACGCGTACTCGCTCGACACGGACGTGCTCGTGATGCTCGAGCTGTGGGCCTCGGACGCGAACGGGAACGAGCGCGTGCTCGAGCCGATGGCGCTGGATGAGATCAACACGCGCAGGCTGTACGGCGATCTCGCCACCCCGCCTGTCTCCTACTACACGCTCCAGGGCTCCGATCTCTTGATCGTCTTCCCAACCCCGGACTCGGGCGGCACCCTGAAAGGCCAGTACGTGCCCCGGCCGACGGCGATGAGCGCGGCCGGAAACGACCCCTCCACGACCACCTACGGCGGCATCCCCTCCGAATACCACGACCTGATCGAGGAGTACATCTTCTACTACGCGGCCCGCGGGGACGACCACCAGGGATCGGCTAGGGGCAACCAGTATCTCGCTCGCTACCTGCAGCGTATTCAAGAGATGCGCCGGGAGCTTCTCCGCAAGCGCGGAAACCGGCTCCCAATCGCACGCGTGGGCCGACGCGACCGTTCGCGCCGGTTCTTGACGAACGACCCGAGCGTAGGCCTGCTCTAAAGAAAGGGCATTGCACGTGCCGCTCGCTCCACTCAACCCGGACACGCAGACACTCGGCGACCCGAACCCGTTCGCGCTTTTCCCCGCCGACGACCTTTTCCCCTCTGACACGCTGCTCCCGCGGGACGGATTGGTTCCGCCCGAGCTCGTAGCGCTCGCGCCGGATACGCATACTCTCACCCCACTCGCCCCGGACACGCCCTAGGAGATAGCTAGATATCGCGATCACGTACACGCCCGTCGGCCCGTGGGCGAACGGCACGCCGCCGGCGCTCAACGCGAACAACCTGAACCAGCTCGAGGGCGGGCTTAAGGCGATCTACAACCTCGTTACCTCGAAGGGCGACCTGATCGTCGCCACGGCGGCGGGCACGCTGGAGCGGCTCGCCGTCGGAACGAACGGCCACGTGCCGGTCGCCGACTCCTCGCAGAGCACGGGGATCAGGTGGGCCCCGCTGTTCGACCTCATCCAGGCGAAGGGCGACCTGATCGTTGGTACCGCGGCAGACACCGCCGCACGTCTCCCGGTGGGCTCGGACGGCCAGGTCCTCACCGCCGACTCCTCGCAAACAGGGGGGATGAAGTGGGCCACCCCTGCCGCCGGTGGCGGTCGTGCTGTGGTTGCGTCCACGGTCGCCGGGCTCGGCACCCCGGGGCCTGGCCAGATCGGGCAGCTGCGGATCGGCGCGAGCCCCTACGACTTCGTCTCGCTGACCTACGATGACACCTACGGCAAGTGGGTATCGCCCGTGTTCACGGTCGCAGCCGGAGGCGGCGGCACCGTGACGGCGAGCGGCGTGGTCGCGGTCGGCGCGCTGAAGAACTACAAGGCCCACACCGACGCCGGGCTGCGCCTGATGCTCCATATGGCCACGGCAGCAACCCGACCGGCGGGCGCAGGCTCGAACACGACGCTGTCGCTCAACGTCGAGGAGTACGACGGGGACGATCAGAACCCGGTCGCGATCAACACGGGCCTCATCTCACACGTGCACGACGTCGCGAACCCGCGCTACATTCAGTCAGTCTGGGCGACCGCGGGCGTGCCTGCGTCCCAGGCGCATGGGCTCGTCCGCGTGATCGCGACGCTGTCGACCACTGGCTCGGTTGGGACCTGCGCCGTGACGGTCATGGGCCGTTGGGTCTCGGCGTGATCAAGTGTTCATCAGGAATCTCTAGTGGCGCGTAGCAGTCCGTGAGCGCCATCGATGATGCCGACCACGACAAGTGCGGCCCCGATCACGACCTCCAGGGCGAGCAAGGCGACATAGGCAATCACCCCGAACACAAACCAGCACAGCCTCGTGGCGCGCCGCACGAGGCTGGATTCTAGAACACGTTGACCATCTTGACAAGGAGTGCTAGCTAGGGATAGCCAAGGTTCTCCAACTGCCGGTTCCCAGACAGATGATTCGCGACGCGCCCCGGGACATGCTCCCGCCGGGTGCCGCCCACAACATGGTGGACTGGATTCCGCTTGAGTCCGGAGCCGCTCTGGCGAAACGCGGCGGCTGGTCGTACGTGACGACGACGCCCCCAACCCTGCCGACGAACCCCGACCGGGTTATTGCCGTCGGCTACGGGAACGTGACGGGCGGGGACATTGTTATTGGCATCGCCCGGGACAATGGCAGCGGGAACAACAGGCTGTTCGTGGTGACCTCGGGCGGGGGGACGTCGGATGTCGCCGCGACTAACTTCGTTGATGAGCCACTCACCTACTATCGCCGGAACTTCATCATCACTGGCCGCGACGGAACCTCAACCCCACAGAGATTCAACGGCTCCCAGATCGTAAACCTTGGCGGGAGCCCCCCCACGGGCCGACGAAGCTGTATCTACAAGGACCGGGTAGTTCTTGCGAACTCTGGCAGCAACTCGAATCGCATCTGGTTCTCGGGTGCAGGCAACTTCGACTCCTGGAACACGTCAACGTCGTGGATCGACGCCGAGTACCCTGTCACCGCGCTCTACCCGCTCAGGAACGCCATTCTCGTCTTTCACGAGTTCAAGCTGAACCGCATCATCGGTTCGATTCCCCCGCCCGGCTCAGACATGCAGCTGCAGCCATTGTGGGATCAGGGCACATATCTCACGTTCGCCAATTCTCTCGCTGGGAACGATGAGTATTGCGTCTTCGCTAACGCGCTGGGAGTGTACATGACTGACGGCACCACGGTGGTCGATCTTGCGAGACAGGGCGGGATGAAGTCCTACTGGTCGAGTCTATTTGGCGGGACGGCCCGGCGTGTTCACGGCGGCGTGTTCCGAGACTACTACGTGTGCAATGTGACCACAGACGGGAACCCGCCAGCGTTTATAGACGCCTTCCTCGTCCACATCCCCTCTCGGCGATGGTTCCGCATCTCTAACCTCACCGCCGAGTCTTTCTGGCATCGTGTCTCGAAGGACAAAGAGGAGCTTTACTGGGGCGACTTCTCCGAACCCCGGATCAACAGTCTCTCCAGTATCTTTTCCGCATCATCCTCGACCAAGGAGGATGCGGACGGAACCGACGTACAACCGGTGCTCGAGACCCAGTTTGTACGGCTCGGACACTCGAGGGGCCGCATCAAGAGCGTGTATACACGTTACTACCTCCGCGACGCGGGCTCCGACAATCCGACCATCACCGTGAGTGCCATCTACTCTCCCGAGAGTTCCCAGTACACGACGATTGACACGCTGGCGGAGACGGGCACCGAGACGCTGGCGCGGTCGTCGTGCAACAAGGCGGCATACGGGTTCGCGCTCAAGTACACCCAGTCTGGTAATTCTGCGATCACCCATCTACGTGGCGTCGCGGTTGCTGCTCACCCGCGCGAAGACTCAAGGCTATCCTAGTGGCCGAGCTTTTCGAGACTGACAGCTTCGACCAGAAGGTCCGCGATGCGCTCGTTCGCATTATGCGCTCAGAGTTCGACCACGAGGTCCGGAGAGAGATCGCCATAGCGGCGCTCTCCGACCCCGGGAACTTCCCCGCCGAGTTTCGCGGCTGGGTGGGACCCTACATCGAGCTCCAGAATATACAGCTCCCGTTCTCTCAGGTGGTGGGGAACACGCTCACCGCGGACAATGTGGCCGGCCTGGGCGGGAACATCCATGGGCGCAAGGGGACGATCTTCCGGGGCGGGGACTTCCTCGGCGTCTCCTATGACGCCGAGAACGGAGTGTGGGCGTCAGACCCGCTCATCGTCGCCACCTCGTTTCTCAATCTCGCCTATAGTTCGACCTCCTACACGTCGAATGGCGGCCGCCAGGTTACAGACAGCACCGGGGGCCTCTTCACTCTTAGCCACACGATCGGGGGCATGTTCCCGTTGGCCACCCTCGCCGGCGCGGGGCTCAAGGCGCAAGTCAGGCTTGTCGCGTTGATAAGCCCCACCGGGGGTGGAACGGCCCACTTCACTCTCGCCCAGGCGACGGCCAACGCCGGCGACCCTGAGCCATCGTTCACCGAGCCGTCGTGGAGCATCAACACAAGCGCGCTAGTCGCGCTTAAGGACTCGGGGTGGAGAGACCTCGAGAGCGCTATCGCCTCCAACCCCAAGGACTTCGCGTTCCTGCTGCTCGTGGGCAAGATCAGCGGGGGAATAAGTGCCGGCATCCGCTTCACCACCGTCTTCGTCCGTTACATCTCCGCGTGATGAGCGCGCGCCCGTTCGTCTACGATGCAAGCCATGAGGGCAATAGTGCAGGTGGCCACCGTGGCCCTCGTCGCCGCCCTCGTCCCGAGTAGCACCATGGCTTACCCGCAGCTCACACCCTGGAAGCTCATCTCCCGCCTCGTCGGCGTGGACGTGTTCAGCGCCCCCGACGCATGGTTTCGCGCCAACGGGTTCTCCGGCTACTACTCGCCGGGCAACGACGGCGTGCGACCAGGCCCGTACATCGTGCTCGAGCGGAGCAAGCTGCAACGGCTCCGCCCCCTGTTTCGCCGGGGCGTGCTCCCACCCGGGGTCAGTCGCGGCAAGGTGGCCTCGGCGCTCGTCCTGCTCGGCCACGAGCTTGCGCACCACCGCGGAGCCGAGTTCCACGAGCACGACGTGTTCGGCGACACGGTGAGAGACAGGCCGATGATCATGCGCGAGGTTGACGCGCTTCTGGGAAAGACGCGGCTCCCGGCGCGGCAGCGCAAGCTGCTGCGGCACGCAGCCTGGGAGATACTCGGCGGCGTCGTCACCGGCGCGCCACCGCCGCCCAGCATCCCCCCAGTCGATACGACATCCCCGCCGCCAACCATCGGCCTCTAGGAGCTAGCCAGGACTGTCTTCGATCTTCACGGGCACCGACCCGTTCGTAGCCCAAACCCAGAACCTGTTCAAGGCCCAGTCCGAGGCTGACGCCGCCCGGCTCGCACAGCAGGTCAGGCAGGCGTTCATCAACTTCGGCGGCGTCCCCGACTTCTCCTCGCTCGGGCTGAACCTGCAAACCCAGCCGTGGGCGGCCCATATCACCCCCGAGGTTCAGCAGCTCGCCCAGCAGAACACCCAGGCGGGAACGAGCCTGCTGGCGCTCCTCCAGAAGGCGCACGAGGACAACATCCGCCAGATCAAGAACCAGCTCGCCGCACGGGGCATGCTCTTCTCCGGTGAGACCGGCTACCAGCTGTCCGAGGAGGCCCTACGGAACAAGCAGGCCACCTACGACGCGAACCGTGAGCTCCTCGACTTCCTCTCGGGTGCCTACCAGGCGATCGCCGACCGCGAGGCGGAGCGCCAGTTCGGCCTGCTCCAGGCCCAGCAGGAGGCCGCGCTGCGCCAGCAGGAGATCATGTTCCGCCAGCAGCAGATGGCCCAGGAGATGGCGCTCGCCCAGCAGCAGATGGCGGCCGCGGCTGCTGGCGGCGGGGGTGCGTTCGACCTCGAGGCGTTCCTGAACGAGATTCTCGGCGGTGGCATGGGCGGGGCTGCTCCGATGCCGAGCCCGCAGGAGGTTGCGGCGGCGAAGGCCGTGGCGAAGAAGGCCGCGCGCCACCGCACGGATGATGAGAAGGATCTACTCCGGCAGTTCAACGCCCTGTACGGGCCCGTGGGACAGTACTAGCCTATGCCGCCACTGATCATGGCCGGCCGCCCCGTCGGCCCCCCGAGGCCGAAGAAGTGGAAGACACTCGGCGGGTACTCGGACGACGAGTTCCGCAAGGTCGACATTGCTTTCACGACCGCCGAGAACGCGATCCGCACCGCGAACTGGATTCGCAAGCACGGCATCCGCCGCGCGTCAAGACTCATCGTCGGCGACAGCCTCTTCGCAGAGGACGTGGGAGCACAGTACCGGAACAAGCTCGCCCTCGTGCGCGAGCTCAAGCGGATCGCGAAGGAGGCGAAGCGCAACGGTGGAGTGGTCGCATTCGCCACAGAGACCGGGGGATACCCCTGGCGCGGCACCCCGTTCGTGTGGATTCGAGGGAGGTAGCTAGTCATCGCAACCAATCCCGTCCAGACTCCGTATCAGACCGCGGCTGACGCGAGCGCCGCATATGCGCAGGGCTACGCGGCCATGCAGAACCAGCTGGCCTCGCAGGAGTCGCAGAACACCGCGGCGTTCCTCCAGCAGATCGGCGCCCCCCCGGAGCAGATCGCGCAGTTCACCTCCGCGGCTCAGTTCCCCGTGGACGTGCTCTACGGGGCCTACGGGTCGATCCCCGGCCAGTCCCTGTCCCAGCAGGGCGCGGCGTTCGGGACGGCGTTCCAGAACCTCCCCGGGATCTTTAGCGCCCAGCTTGCACAGAACGCTGCGCTCCAGCAGGCGGAGATGGCCCACGCGCAGCGCATGGCATCCCTCTCCGGAGGCGGGGGAGGCGGCGGGGGAGATGGGCTCACCCCGTACCAGGCCGCGTCTCTGGCCCTTCGGGCCGAAGAGATTCGCTACGACCGGGAGCGGGACGCCTCGCGGGACGAGCTCGACTGGATGAAGTTCCAGGCCGAGCTCGAGGAGCGCGAGTACGAGCGCCAGCAGCGGGAGAGCCAGGCCGCCGCGGACGCTCTGCTTTGGATGGCGTTCCTCAACCCCGAGCTCGTGAACGACCCGAAGTTCATGAAGCGGCTCATGCGGGCCGCGGGGCTTGCGAGCGCGGGCACGCGGTCCAGCGTGCTGGGTGGCATCATGGATCGGGAGAAGGACAAGGCCAAGGCCGCGCAGGACAGAAAGAAGTCCATCCAGCAGCGCCGCAAAGACCTCCGCTCCACCATCCGCTCGTCCTTCGACGGCCTCGAGGGCGCGGCCGCGAAGAACAAGCAGAAGGCGATCCGGGCGATCATGGCTGATATCGAGCTCCAGTTCCCGAACTTCGCCGGCCTCGGACGGCAGCGGGTTCTCGGCATGGTGCGCCAGTACGTGAACCAGGCGTGGGCCAACCGCAACGTCCCGAAGGGCGGCAAGGGCGGCACGGACAAAGCGAAGTTCCGCAAGGACCTGAACACCGCGGTGCGCAGGTACTTCTCCGACTATGTGCGGAGCAACCCGAGCAAGCCAAACCCGGCTGGGGCCATCTCGTACATCACTGCGTCCCTGTTCGACCAGTTCGGACGGAAGACCGTGGTGAAGAACACGAAGATGATCAACCAGCTGGTGAAGAACTACGTGATGCGGAACAAGGGCAAGCTCAAGAAGCCCTCGGGGTCGTACGCGAGCTAAATGCCGCCTCCGAGCAAGGCCTTCGTCAAGTCTCGGACGCAGAAGACAAAGACGAAGACCAAGACCAAGCCGAAGGCAACCAGCCCTGTCACGACCTACCTGCGCACGGGACGGGCGACGGATTCGCCCCGCGACGTCCGTCGGCCGCCCAAGCCGCCCAAGCCGCGCCCGCGTGCCGACACTAGGCTTTCGCTTCCCCGCTCGCAGCGGCAGGGTCTTGCCCAGACCGAATCGCGCCGCAGCACAAGCAAACAGCGCGAGCCGCGCACCACCGTGCGTCCGCTCGCCGCTCTCGACGCGCTCGTGTCGAGCCGCGCGGCCCGTGGTCGGCTTCTCTCCCCCGAGGAGTTCGAGAAGTGGCGCATCGAACAGGGGCGCTTCTCTCGAGACTCGGGGAAGACGAATGTCGCCCCGACCTATGGGGATTATCTGCGCTTTGTCGAGCGCCGCCGCGGACTCCGCGGCACCGGGGCCATCGCCGAGCGTGCGGCCCGCGGCCAGTTCGAGGACGCACGCACTGTTCAGAAGAGGCGGGAGGCCGAGCGGAGCAGGCGCGAGCGCGAGGTCTACGGCATCCTCCCGCGCACGACCGAAGAGGCTCTTGCCCTCAACCAGCGCAACGCGGTCGAGCGGCGCGAGAGTACTGGCAGCATCCTGGGGCGCATCGCCGATCCGTTCCAGTGGCTCGGGGGGAAGATCAAGCAGCACATCGCCGATCCGATCGCAAACCGGCTTCAGGCCGAGCTGGGGCTTCGGGGTGACGCGACCTCCCCGATGCGTGTCGGCAACCGCGCAGTCTCGATCGTGCCGCGGGCGAATCGCTCCAATGTCATTGCGCGTGATCTTGCTGCGGCCGCTGCGGAGTCTAATGCGCGCCGGGCCGTGCGGGACACGGTGGCTGCCGCTGGATTCCCGGGGCTGGCAGCCGAGCAGGTCGCCGAGTCGTTCCTATACACGCCCGCCTTTGTGGCGGAGCTTCTCACGAATCCCAAGGATGCTATCCGGGGCGTCTACGAGACGGCGAAGTACGCGGTCACTCATCCGGCCGAGCGCCCCGGGGACATCATCGCCCTCGTATGGGGTGCCGGCGGCGGGGCGCTCGGCGCAATGGGCAGGCTCCGCAGCCTCCTGCGCGGCGATGTCCGCGGTGCTGTCGCCCCCCGCCCGTCTGCACGCAGTGTTCCCGGTGCGAATCGCCTCCCGGGGGCTCCAGAGCGCCTTGCTCGCAGGAACCGAGCCGTGATCGCAGACTTGCGCCAGGCCGAACCGCTGGCGCTCGAGCGCTCAAGTAGAAAGCCTGTCGTTTCTCGCGTTACTCGCGAGGAGATGCGCGCGCTGGGAACGGGGCGACTTTCCCGTCGCCGCGAGCGCGATCTCCTGTTGACCGTTCAGGATGAGGCGATTCGCGCGCAGTTCGACCAGACAACCCCCGCTGAGAGGCTCGCGTATTTCGAACGTCGGCTCGAGGAGGCAATCAGCGCGTTCGACCGCCGCAACATCCAGAGGCGAATTGATGCGAACAAGCTCATCATCAGTCGCAAGCTCGTCGAGGGGGAACCGGGCAACGTCAGGGTTGTCGAGCCAGCCCTGGCCGATCTCGCAGAGAGAACCGCCCGCCTGTCAGACGAGACGGCCGCCGAGAAGGCTCTTCTCGGCATCGTGCGCGAGGAGACGCAGGAGGCGCGCCTCTCCGAGCCTGGGCGCATCATCCGCGGCATCGACGCGCTCGACGATCCCGATGGCCTTGTTCCGGGACAGACGTACGGCACGTACAGGATGGACATTGCGGGGCGTCCGCCTAGCGTTCCCACCCGCGTCCTGAACCGCATTGGCCTCCGGCGCACGCCAAGAGCGAGGCGCATGACGGGCGAGACGATCCGCAAGGGATCCTACGGGAACGTCGTCACGATGACTGCGCGCGACGCTCTCGAGGTGGCCAAGTACCGCGAGTGGCTCGAGCTCTGGAAAGAGGGCGTTACCAAGGCCAAGTCCGCCACCCAGGTGCTCAACGAGGTGGTTTCCGGGCAGGCGCGCCTCGAGGACTACATTCCGATTCGCATCGGCCCTGGCGACGTTAACGCCGCGACCAGGCTGGGGATCAGGGTCGCCACCGACCCGAACACCAGGATCACTAGCCTGTTCGGCGTTCTCGACGACTACGCGGTTGAGAACTTCGCTGCGCTTGCGGAGCGCATCGACCAGAACGGCGTCTTCGGGTTCGTCCACAAGAGCATCGGCACCGAGCCAGTGGTGTTCACGCGCAAAGGCTTCCTGCGCACGGTCGCATCTGCGATCAACCAGCTCGGGCGCTTCGCAGTGTTCACTGCGGGTCTTACCGCGTGGCTGGTACCGAACATCATCGGGCAGGCTGCCGCGACTCTTCTCCATCAGGGGCTCGCCACAGTCCCAAACATCTTCTGGAGCGTGCGCAACATCCGCCAGGTTCCCCGCGGTGCCCGGCGGGTGAAGTTCTACAAGGAACTCGATGCGATCGGTGGGCACGGGATCGTGCGCTCTACCGACCCCGGCGGTGGCCCGCTGCACATGTTCTCGCGCCTCAACGACCTCGTCGGCGAGCAACTCGCACGCTTCATGGACGTGATCTGGAGGCGCAACGCGACCCTCTACGAGTTCGCCCTTCGTGGCTACACCAACGCTGATTCGATCCAGAGAGCGATCGCCGAGGCCAAGCGCAACCCCGCCGGCAAGGCCGCCGCGGATATCCGTGAGATCGCCGAGCACGTCGATCAGAACTACGGCGCGTTCAGGCACATGTCCGACTTCGAGCGGAACACAATCACGGATATCATCTTCATCTACCCGTGGCTTCGCGCGTCCGCCGAGCTCGCGCTCAAGTTCCCCATCAACCACCCCGTCAAGGCATCCGCCCTCGAGTTCGGCGGCTCTCACGCTAACGAGAAGGCCCGCAGGGACTTCGAGCGCATCTTCGTCCAGCAGGGGATGACTCGCGAAGAGGCCAAGCAGGCCGCCGAGTACATCATGTCCAAGGTGCCAGGCATCTTCGTGATGGGAAACTCTGCCATCACACCCCTCTCGATCGCGCTCCTCTCGACACCGGGGGAGATCATCCATGCGCTCGATCCGCTCAAGCGGGGAGACTGGCGGACGCTCGCGCTAAACGTCATCGACTTCGGATCCCCGGCGGTTGGTCTCTTCATGGCGGCTATGCGGTCCCTGTACGACCGTTACAGCGAGGGACTCGGGCCGGAGGTGGAGCGCGAGCTCGGCGGATTTTCGCGAGACTACTCGCTCGTCAAGCGCCTGGCAGAGGGCGGGACACAGTGGTTCAAGTACAGTCCGAGCCAGGCGATCGGGGCGCGCATCTTCGGCTCCTTCTTCCCCCGTACCCTCAGCGGCGAGGGAGTCCTCGAGTCGCTTGAGCGCGATGAGGCCCGCCGGGCCCAGGAGATTCGGGCTTCGCTTTCGCCGGCAGAGCGCGCCTACCAGGACGTGTTCAAGGTGCGCGAGCAGTACCGGCAGCTTGCGGTACAGCATGGTCTTGGCGATCGGCTGAACGAGGAGATCAAGACGGTCTTCAACCGTCACGCCGAGCGCCTGGCCGAACGCAACACGATCCTCGAGCGCCTGGGCGAGGACGCCTACAAGACGGGCACTCGGTCGCTGTCGCTTGATGCTCTGCGCGAGCTCACGTCCGCCGACGTGCGACTTCTCGCGAAGTGGGGCATCATCTCCGATGAGGATGCGGCTGCGGCGCTGAACTGGATCAGGGGTGCATCCGAGGCGGAGCTTCGGGATGCGCGCATGCGGGCCGGGAACAACGAGTTCCGAGAGGCATACAAGGCCTACTACGACGCCCGCGCACTGCTTCGCGACAAGTACGGGATGAGCGATTACGAGCTCCCCGATCTCCCATAGGGACTGCTAGGAAGGCTGGCAAAGAACAACTACGTCGCCCAACTCAGCCGGTATCTCAAGTCCCACGGCTCACCGCTTGCCCCATACGCGGGCCTGATCGCCCGCGTCGAGTCGAAGAACAAGCTCCCGAAGGGCTTGCTCGCCGGGATCGCGCTTGCGGAGACAAGCCTCGGCAAGGCCGGGCGGGGCCCGTCGATACACAACGCCTGGGGCTGGATGACTTCCGCCGGCCCCCCGAACCAGATGAGCTTCCCCTCCTGGCCGGCAGCGATCCGGCATGTCGGGAACACGCTCGGTAAACGCGGCTGGCGCGATCCGGCCCAGTTCGCACGAAGCTATGTGGGCGGGGACGCCAGCACCTGGCTTCGCAACGTGCGTTCCGTGATGAACCGCTTTGGGGGCGGGGTCCCCGCTGCCCCCGCCGGGGGCGGTGGCGCACGGGGCGGGCGCGGTGCCAGGGGTATCGGCGCTGACGTCGACGACCGTCGGCAGATGATCCTGAGCATGCTCCTACTTCGCCGCACCGTGGGCGGCTCGGAGTCCATGCGGCTCATGATCCCCATGATCCAGTCGCTCATGTCCCCGAAGACCCCCACGGAGCGGGTGAAGAACGGCGTCGAGTTCGGCCGCGGGGCCGGCCGCGCGGCCGGGTCGAAGACCGTTCAGCGCGCCATCTCGATCGCCAAGGACTTCTTGGGAACGCCCTACGTGTGGGGCTCCGCGGGTGGGCGCTCTGACTTCGGCCCGCGCCCGCAGGCGTTCGACTGCTCGGGCTTCATCGCCTACGTGTGGTTCCGCGCTACCAACGGGCGCGTGAAGCTCCCCGCCTACACGGGTGACCTGGTGAAGCGCGGTCGCCCCGTGAAGCTCGGCCAGCTACAGCCCGGGGACGCGCTCTTCTTTGATACGAACCAGAAGTACGGGCACGTCGGCATGTACCTGGGCAACGGGAAGTTCATTCACGCGAGCTCGACCGGCTCCGTGAAGATATCGACCCTCAAGGGCTACCCGTACAAGCCAAGCGCCATCCGGCGCTACGACGTTTAGCTACCAGGGCCAGCCGAACAGCAGGCAGGAGGGCAAGAACGTCACCGCTTCCAGGATGACGAATGCCCAAAAGAAATCCCACAAGTACCCCAAGACTTTCATGGTCGGACTGTAAACAGCGAGGTGTAACAAGTCAAATGCGTTACAAGCTAGCCGCCGCCGTGGCCGCCATCTTGGCGGCCTTTTTATTGTCGTCGCATGCCAACGCGGCTGTGAAGGAGCCGCTGCGGTTCATGTCCCCGCCCGCCCCGACGGGGCTCACCGGACTGCACCCCACCTCGGGCCTGCCCGGTCTCCCGGCGCGCGACTACATGGCCCCCGGCGGCACGCTCGTCAGGGCCCCGTTCTCGGGCTGCGTGCCGACGAACAGGCCCTGGGGATGGCTCTCGTACCAGAACCCCCACGCCGGGTTCGGGGGGGCGCGCATCTACCTGCAGCAGACGAAGACCGGCAGGACAGCGTACCTCGCCCACTTCGGCGACCCCAGGTACGGCTCGCTGTTCAAGCGCCCCGGAGAGTGCTTCCGTCAAGGGGACCCGGTCGGGTACGTGTGGAGCTGGCCGAACAACCCTGGACGCTCGCACATCCACATGGGCTGGCAGGGCGGGGACCCGCTCGAGAAGCTCGTCGGACGGAACGGCGAGTTCCTGATCGTCGAGGGCCCGGTGTGGACGCCGAACGAGCCGGTATTCCCGCGTGTCCGCCTGCGCCATGAGGGCCAATGGTGGCGCGTATACGTCGGAACGAAGAAGAAGGTGTACCAGGGGGGCGAGGCCAGGGCTCGCGTCGTCTACAACCGGCAGAAGCTCGCACGCCGGATCAACCTGCACTTCAAGCACACATTCAAGGGATCGCCGCTTGTCGGCACCGGGCTGATGATGGTGCGCATCTTCCGCGCCCATGGAGTCGACCCGCGCCTCCCCGCCGCAATCGCATCATGCGAGTCCGGCGGGGGGACGACGGGAAGAGGCCCAGCGGTGAACAACGACTTCGGCCTGTTCGACTCGCAGACGGGCAAGCTCCGGGTGTTCAAGAGCCGCAAGCAGGCGATCGTCTACCTGGCGAAGCTGCTCAGCGGCCCCAAGTACGAGGGGCGCACCACGATCTACCTGATCGGGCAGAGGTACGCGCCCTCGAAGGCTGCGAACGACCCGAACGGCAAGAACGCCCACTGGATCCCGTGCGTCCAGAAGTACTACGCCGAGCTCGGCGGGACGCGCTACCTGGAGAAGAAGAAGTAATGGCCAGCGTGGGCATCCCCGAGTTCTGGCGCGGGAACATTCAGCGCCAGGTTGACGAGCACGAGCGCCGGCTCAACGCGATCAACGGCTCCATCGACGGTTTGCGCAAGGACATCAACGAGCGCCTCGAGGAGTACGAGGAGCGCCAGACTCGGTTGCTCGTCAAGCTCGGGATCGCCTGCGGCGTGTGCGGGTTCTTCGCAGCCCCGGCCATTGGCGGGCTCGTTTACGTGCTGACCCAGGCCGCCGGGGGCGGATGACCCTCTACCGCGTCGTCTCCGACGGCGCTCTCATCGCGGAGTTCGACAGGGAGGAGGACGCGCTCGCGTACATCGCTGTGCTCCTGGACGCCGAGATGACGGCTCCGGGAACCGTCCGAGTGGAAAGGATCGAGATGGAAGAGCAGGAGAACATCAAGCCGTTCAGCGTTCGCATCGGGGACATCGTCGGCGTCGAGGGCGCGCTGAACCTGGAGGCGCTGCGCGTCGTGGGCCGCGTGATTCTTCTCGGTGCGACGCTCGCCTTCGAGCTCGGCCTCACCTACAACGCGGCCGACGTGCTCAAGAACCTGCTTGGGCTTTTCTCCAAGCGGTGAGCAACGCGCTTCTTCGTTTCGGCCTCAAGGTCGCGGGCGCGCTCTTGATCGCGTATCTCACGGAGCGCTTGCGCGCCCGGATGAGGCGCCGCGATTCGTAAACCACAGAGGAGGACTGCTTGAGTCGCGACCAGTTCTGGCGCGACCCCGAGAGGTTGCGTGAGGAGGTAGCAAAGCACGGCTCGATGCGCGCCGCCGCACGGGCCCACGGGTGCAACCCGTCCACCGTGCATCACTGGTGGAAGAAGTACGGGTTCGCCACCCCCGAATTCACAACGCTCCCCCTCCCCACGGAGAGGGAGCCGGACCAGCTCGAGAAGTGGTTGTCCCGCAAGCTCGGGAAGATCAAGGACGGGACGACCGTGGAGAGCCTCGCGGACGAGGCGGACGTGAGCCCCCGACGTATCCGCGAGGCGTTGGCAGCCCTCGGCGAGAAGGGCTACCGGGTGACGGCCGAGACGGAGGTGCGCGTGGAGCGCGTCGTCCCGGCCAAGGAGAACCTACACCTCGACCTGCTCAAGGGCAAGACGCTCAGGTTCGGCGTCGTCTCGGACACGCACCTGGGCTCCCGCGAGTGCGCGAGCGAGGTGCTGGAGCTCGCCTACGACCTGTTCGAGCGGGAGGGAATCACCAAGGTCCTGCACGCCGGCGACGTCGGGGCCGGCATGGGGATCTACCGTGGACAGCAGGCGGAGGTGCAGCACCGCACCCTCGACGAGCAGATCGACCTGCTGGTTGACGGCTACCCCGTCCGCAAGGGGATCGAGACGCTCCTGATCGGCGGGAACCACGACCTGGAGGGTGACGCCGCCCGCGTGGGGCTCGACCTGGCTGCCGCGTTCGCCGCCCGCCGCGACGACGTTACCTACCTGGGGCCGTACTCGGCGTGGCTCGAGGTTCACGGCGGGGCGTGGATTCATCTCCTGCACGGCAAGGGCGGCATGTCCTACTCGCGGGACTACAAGGCGCTCAAGCTCGTGAGCGCGTACCCGCCCGGGCGCAAGCCCGTGGTTCTCATCTGCGGGCACTGGCACGTGCGGGCGAACTTCTCCGCCCGCGGCGTCGAAGTGATCTTCCCGGGTTGCACGGAGTGGCAGTCCCGGTTCATGACCCGGCTGGGCCTGACCCCGGACGTGGGCTTTCACGTCCTCGAGATGACGCTGGGGGACGACGGCTCGCTCGTGCAGTTCGCCCCACGGTGGTTCCGCGTCTGGGAGGGGAGGGTCGTCGGGTGACCATCCTCGATGAGGCTGCCCGCGTCGTCGAGCAGCGGTCGGACAACTACGACGACCCTCGGGCCAACTTCCGCCGGATCGCAGGAATGTGGACGGCCCTCTTCGGCTTCGAGTTCACCGAGGAGGACGTGGCCCTGGCGATGATCTGCGTGAAGCTCTCGCGCTTGAAGCACACGCCCGGGCACACGGACAGCCTGGTTGATATCGCGGGCTATGCCCGGGCCTACGAGCGCCTGCACGAGTGATTGGCCCGACCGGCGGGCCCGGCTCATGGGAGCGTGCCCCCGCCACCTGACGCAGCTCGAGCTGCGCGAGCGCTACCTGCTTTTGCTCGCGCTCAACAACCTCGAGGAGGAACGATGGAGATCGGAGACCCTCGGCGCATCACGATCGTAGAGCCCGTGGAGGACCCGGTGCCCCAGACGGAGCCCGCTCCGGCCACGGCCCCCGAGGAGGTTCCGGATGGAGAGCCGGTCCCAGCCTAGGCCCGGGAACGTCGCCCCGGACTACATCGAGCCGTTCCTGGGCTGGCGCATCTGGCGCTTGCAGGCCACGGATGATGGCCACAGGCTCACCTCATGGGTGCAGGACGCCACCTGGGAGCCAGGCAGGGCCCTCGAGGCCTCATGCCAGAGCCCGAAGCACTCGGAGGTGAAGCACGAGTGCCCGTGCGGTCCGGGCGAGCACCCGATGGAGTGCGGGATCTACAGCGTCACGAACATCGAGGTCCTGCGCGACTACCTGAGCTATCCGGCGTGGATCAAGCCCGCCTTCCCGAGGGCGATCGTGTTCGGGCTCGCGAAGTCCTGGGGGCGCGTCGTGGAGTACGAGCACGGCTACCGCGCTCAGTACTCCTACCCGTCCCGGCTGTGGGTGCTCGTCGAGGGCGTGACCGCGGGGCTCGACCCACGCGGGCTCGACGCCTACGGGGTTCCGGTGGACCTCATCGAGACCCCGAGCCGGTTCAACACGATGCTCACCCTCGAGCGCGAGTACGCGGATGAGCGATTGCGAAGAGCGGCCTAGCGAGGACGAGCGAGTTATCGCCTGGCGTCGCGAGCAGCTGGAGAAGGCGGGGTTCAGCCCGACGGACGCTGATCTGCTCGCGAGCGCGCCCCACGTGGACCTGCGCGCCGCGCTGGCCCTGCTGGCAAAGGGCTGCCCGCCCCGCACGGCGCTCGACATTCTGCTTTGACCCGCTCGTTTGCTAGGCTTACAGCGCGAACCGGCAGGTGGGGGCAGCCCCAGCCCCCCCCACCTGCTCTCGCGTTAGTTGCTGCCGCTCTTCTCCCTCGGGGGATTGGGCGGCCTCTCTCTTTGGAGACACCAAGGCCCCTTGCGGGGCCCGGGCGGTAGGAAAGCTCCGTCGCGGCTGATCGACCGCGTTTCTCCTACGGGCCCAAGTCTACAAGGATGCCGCTCGTCCTCCTCCGGGCGGCTGTCTAGCCCGGCCCCGGTGCCCTCCTCCCACCGGGGCCGGGCACTATACGTATTTCCCCGCAGGCAAATCACTCCTTAGGGTGATAGAGGGCTCTCATCCTGTGAAAGTAGATTCAAGCCACGCGGCGAGCCTGGCAACGCTTCGAGCACTGCGGCCCCGCGTAACAACTGAAGCCCCCGGCCCACTGCGAGGGAGCTGTCCAAGGCGTACCCCTCGGGCCGGGGGCTTCGACACTCTACCCGCTAGTGCCGGGTACCGAGTGGGGTGCGAATTGTTACCCCGTTCGGGGGATTTGTCAAACCTGAGAACGGATCTTTACAAACCGGGAGCGGAAGCCCTTGACAAGCTTCCGCGAGAGGAGTAATGTCCGGTGCGTCCAAGGCGTACCTTCACTGCGAGGAGGCACGTGAAGCTCCACC